ATTAACATTAAATATAAATATTATAATATGCAAGTTTTCAACCTAATAATCAACCCCAACGGGCAATTCAACGGGGGGCGTCACATAAAAAAACACTCACACACATTCTAAAGCTATTTTTCAAAAATACCCCTTAAGTATTCCTTTTTCTTTTTATTATTAATTTTTCTTTTCTCTAGAGATATCTCTATAGTATCTCTATTATATATCTCTATAATATATAAATATAATCAAATATATGAATTATGCAAGTATTTTTAATTTTTGTAAAAATTTTGTATATTTTGGTATGGATTTCAAAAACATAAAAGGCGTGCCACATTATCTGTTTGACGATTTGAATGAGTATAAAGCATTCGGAAATGACGATGTGGTTGTTGATAGCTGGCGTGACGGCAATGAGGGTGACTGGGTGTACACTGACGATAGATATATCTGTCAAATACTTAAAAAAAGCCAAGTGAACCACCCTGGCTACAAAACGCCACGCACAATGATTCGCACAGTTTGCGGGTCTTTTATCTGTGAACAAAAGAGTCACACCATATTGGGCGATAACGGTGTTGTTGAAAACATTTATACCTTTTCAGGTAACTATAAAGCCACGTATTCACGTGCAAAAGATAGAAAATTAAACAATCGAGAGTTTTTATTTGCTAGATACGTTGCATCAGGGGAAGACGCAATCTCTGCTTATAGGAAAGCTTATCCAAAAGCGGTAAATAAAGACTATATTAAGAATAAATCAAATGTTTTACTACAAAAAGAGGAGATAAGGACAATGGTAAAGGAAGAAATTAAGAAAATATTGCAAGATGAAGGAGTAACGCCTGAGTGGATAATAGGTAAATACCGAGATATTGCTGATTTGTCGGATAGGGACACAGATAGGCTGCGTTCTTTAGAATCTTTATCAAAAATAGCAGGATTATTTGATACAGAGACAAAACAAGAGCAATTAACCGTATTTCAGGGATTTACACCACAACAATTGGAGGCATTACAGAATGGAAAAGAAACCAATGTCATTGCGCACGCAGACGAAAAAGACAAATAAGGACTTATGCCCTGTTTGTGATGAAAATTTATATTTTGACAATTATACAACACAAAGAGTTGGTTTATTAGCTGACGATGATTATACAATTGAGGGATGGATGTGTCCTCATTGTTCTTCTAGATTTGATTTAGACAATAATTTAGTGTATATTAACCCCAAGAATATTGAGGTAGGAAGAGCATGAATAGCAAAAAAATTAAAAAAACAACCTTGGGTACAGTTTCTATGAGTATAGCGCATATCCCCTCTATATCTTCACATACTAATCTCCCTTATGTGTCCAGGGTTGTTTATTTAGGGAAAGTTTATAAATAATGCAAACACCAAAAGCTAAAAGTTTATTTGAAAATTTATTATTAGAAGTAGGTACAACATCTGGTAGAGATAATTTTTTAGATTTAATAAGAAGAATAGAATCTGATAATAGATTAATGGTTTCACCTGATGATACATCGGCTAAAGGGGTATATCAATTTACTGATAAATCTGTAGAAACCGCAAAAACAAGAGCAATTAATATGGGCCTTGACAAAGGTATTATAAATTTAATTCCTGATAATCCGCAGCAGTGGACAGATGACGAAGCAGATGTACTAACACTATCAAATTTATTTGCACAAAGCATGGATTTACCAGGGCCAATAAAAGGTAGTGGCAAAGGACTTGTAGATGATTTATTAGTAGATGCATTTGGTGGAAATAGACGAGCAATGCAAGATGCTTATTATATGCTTCATCATACTAAGCCAGATGATGCTACAAAACGAAGAGTTGATAAATTTATGCCTTTAGTTGGACCATTAATGGAAGAAAATTTTCCTGATAAAAAATAATGAAAAATCCAAATTTAATAACACAACTATTATCCCCATATATTGAACAATTTGCTAAACAGGTTGCTCCTAAAGCTCATGATGCTATTGACAAAATACAACATAAATGGGAAACCAGAAATGATAATGCTGTAAAAATAGACACAGAAAATATTCCGTATAAAGAAAAAATTTTACCAATGGTTATGGGATTAAGTGGCGGTATGAGCGGATTGGGAAGTTTAAGAAATATTCCTAGTTATGTAAAAATGACTAAACATGGAGCAAATCTATTAGATAGACTCCTATCACGCAATTAATAATGAAAGAGAGATGAGTCATGGATGAATGGATATCGGAGATACCTGTAAAAGACGCAAGAAGTAGAGCAAAATTTAAAGAAGGCGGCAAGACTGCTGCATGGCAACGTAAAGAAGGTAAAAACCCAGAAGGTGGTTTAAATCAAAAAGGCGTTGAATCGTATAGAAGAGAAAATCCAGGCTCAAAACTAAAAACTGCTGTAACAACAAAACCATCAAAACTTAAAAAAGGAAGTAAAGCTGCAAAACGTAGAAAGTCATTTTGCGCTAGAATGAAAGGTATGAGAAAACGTCAAAAACCTAGTAATAACACAGGTAAGGACAGATTATCGCTTTCATTAAAAAAATGGAACTGTTAAATGGCTAATTTAAACCTAAATGGCAATATCTCACAAAATGAAAAAATTCTTGAGATGGCCTTTAAAGACCTGATAGTATTCGGTAAACTATTCTCCCCACAAGACTTTTTAGCATCCGCAACACCACCATTTCATGAACAAGTAGGCAGACTGCTCCTTAATAGGGATATACAACAATTGGCTCTTGTTATGCCTCGTGACCACGCAAAGTCAACCTTAGCAGCATGCGCTGTTTTGCACAGGTTTTTATTTGCGCAAAAAGATAGCCCAGAATTTATCGCTTGGGTTGGCGAGGCGCAAGACCAGGCTATTGATAACCTTAATTGGATATCGACCCATATATACGAAAACCCTGCAATCCATTACTATTTCGGTGACTTGCAAGGAGATAAGTGGACAAAAAACGAAATTGTATTGAAAAATAATTGTAGAATGATTGCAAAGGGTGCATCGCAAAGATTACGTGGTAAAAAGCAATTATCTACAAGATATACAGGAATTATACTTGATGACTTTGAATCTGAGTTAAATACCAAAACACCAGAGTCTAGGTTACAAATAAAGAACTGGGTGACTGCAGCAGTATATCCAGCGATTGATTTTGATAAAGGTGGATTTTTATGGTGTAATGGAACAATAGTTCATTATGATTCATTTTTAAATGGACTTGTTAAAAACTATAATTCAGCTATGAAAACAGGAGAAGAATACTCTTGGACTATAGAAACACATAAAGCTATAAAAGATGACGGTACTCCGTTATGGCCTTCACGTTGGCCACTTAAAAAAATTGAAGAACGTAAACAGTTTTACATAGATTCTGGTACTCCTGCTAAATTTTATCAAGAATACATGAATCAAGCTAAATCTCCAGAAGACCAAGTGTTTGGAGAGAACGACATAACTGATGGTTTTTATTCAGGTGGTGTAAAATTTGATGAAAGTGCAAATTCTTGGTATATTAAATTTGAAGACGGGAGTACGGAATATGTTAATATATACATGGGTGTTGACCCAGCTTCAACGCTTGGTTCTAGGAATGACTATAGTGTTATTATGGTTATTGGTGTTACTGCTGAATACGATTATTATGTTATTGAATATTGGAGAAAAAGAGTATTACCAATGGAGTGTGCCGACGAGATATTTAAGATTTCAGAACGATATGACCCAATCAAAAGAATAAACATAGAAACTATATCATATCAAGAAATGTTGCGTGATTATGTTCAAAAGCGTAGCAAAAAGGAAGGAAAGTTTTTACCTGGCATTGAAATGGGAATAAAAGGTTATGGTCAGCAAAAAAAGAAAGATAGGCTATTTGAAGGGTTACAGCCTATGTTCAAAGCAGGTGCAGTACATTTAAAGAAAGACATGCATGAATTTATTGGAGAATTACTTGATTTTCCAAAAGGAAGTCATGATGATACAATTGATGCATTTTGGTTATCAACTCAATATGCTAAAGGAAATAAAAAAGCAGGAAAGGGGAAAAGGGTAAAATCTGGCGATTCTTGGAGTAAACCTAAAAAGCGCTATAATTGGATAACTGGTAGTCGTGTTTGATAATTAAAATTTTATTCTTATATTACACACTATGATAAAAGCGGATAATAAAGCAATTCAAGTAAGAGATTTATGGAGACGCTGGCATGATGCACGTAAAGATTGGGAAGAACATGCACGAGAAGATATTGATTTTTATCTAGGCAATCATTTCAGTGAAGCTGAGGCTGATGAACTTCAATCAAGAAATCAATCAAATTTACCATTAGATAGACTATATTCTGCTATTGAGCAGTTTAAAGCTATTATTACATCTAAACCACCTAAGTTTTCTGCTATGCCGAGAGAAGACTCTGATAGTGATTTAGCTAATGTATGGAAAGTTATACTTGAATATATATGGAATATATCAGACGGTAACGAAACATTTAAACAAGCAGTTCATGATTACGCTGTAACAGGTTTAGGTTATTTTTATGCATATGTAGATAGGGAAGCTGATTATGGTAGAGGTGAAGTTAAATTTACATATGTAGACCCATTTAGAGTTGTTGTTGACCCTAACGCAAGAAGTAAGTATTTTGATGATGCAACAGGAATGATGTTATCTACTATATTTACAAAATTTCAATTATTAGATTTATATCCACAATTAGCTGAAGTTAACGAAGAAAACGGTAAAATGCTTATTGACGAGATTGAAGGTTATTACGAAGACGAAACATTCCCGTCAGCAATGAATACTAGAACAAAAGGTTCGTTTACTCCAGATGTTATAAAAGATTATGACCATGGAGAAGGTTCTGAAAAATATCAACTTATTGAAAGTTTTTCTAAAACAAAAGTTCCATATTATAGAATAATGGATATGCAATCACAAGAAGAGCGTATTTTAGATACTAAAAATATGCAAAAGTTTTTAGAAAATGATAAAATGAAACAAGCAGTTGAACAAGGCATGATTGATATAGTAGAAGTTCAACAAACAAGAATTAAGTTAGTATGCACACTTGGACAAACAATTCTTTATGAAAGAATATTAAATACAGATAAATATCCAATTGTACCTATACCGAATATTTGGACTAACACACCTTATCCTATGAGTGATGTTAGAAAAAACAAAGATTTTCAAAGATTTTTAAATAAAACAATGTCATTAATAACTTCGCATGCACAAGCATCGTCTGGGTTAAAATTATTAATACCACAAGGAAGTGTTGATGATATAGAGGAATTAGAAAGAGATTGGGCAAATCCTAATGCAACAATAGAATATGACCCATCGTTTGGAGAACCACATTTTCCATCTCCACAACCTTTATCTAATTCAGTTATGCAGTTACCTGCACTTGTTGAAAAATATATTGATTTAAATATGGGTATATTTGAAATGCAACAAGGAAATGCAGAAGCTGCACCAAGAACGTCATCTGGTACAATGATGATGGAAGACTTTGGTCAAAGACGTAGTAAATCTAAATTAAGGGACATTGAAGGTAGTTTACGTAGACTTGGTCAAGTTGTGTATAATTTTGCAAAAGAACATTATACTTACAAAAAAGTATTTAGAGTTGTACAGCCTAATAATGATATGTCAGAATATATGGTTAACCATTATGATGATAAATCACAAGCTATTGGTGAAATGATGAATGATTTAACTATTGGCCAATATGATGTTAATATTATTGGTAATTCTACTATGCCATCAAATAGATGGGGTGAATGGTCAATATACATGGAAGCATATCAAGCTGGACTTATTGATAGGACAGAAGCATTAATGAAAACTGATATATTTGATAAAGAAGGTGTATTACAAAGAATGGACATTGTACAACAATTACAAGGGCAATTGCAAGGTGCTCAAGAACAAATTAAAAAATTATCTGGCGATTTACAAACTGCTAGTCGTGAATCCATTGCGGCTCGTCAAAGAACTGAAGTTGAGAAGTTTAAAGGTAAATTAAAAG